CAATCAGTACCTACTTTAGATAAAATAGAAAAATATATACCTGTATTATACGGAGACCAAGTTCAGATTGCAATACCTGGAACTTCTCTGTTAATGTGTGTAACCAGTGAAAATGAATTAGTATGGAATTTTGTACCTAAAATATTCTTTACAGAAGCTACTACTTTTGAACTTGTTCCTTTAGACTCTACAAAAAAAATAGGTGATATTGTTACATATGGCGATGTATTTGCTATATGTCGTATTAATGATCGTTCCTCCTTTGTTGTAGTAGACGAAAAATACAGTCTCATACTTGTAAGAGGTAATATAGAGAAGGTTCTTAATAATGAAAAATACATATCCAAGTTCTCTATAAAATCTAAAATGTTAGGATATTATTGTAATGAGCAAGAATGCAAATCCGTCAAAATAAAAGATATGGAAGCTGTAGGTAAAAAGGGTTATTACAAAGGTGCGATTGTAGGGCGCGATCCCAATTGTTTGGGTCAATGCAAATATCTTAAACCAGGTGCCGATTCAACAATTCCGTTAAGTACAATTGCTCCAGCTCCAAAATCATCTCAAAATATTATAATCTTGATAATAGCCATACTTAGTATGATTTTTATATTCATACTAAGTATAATAATAGTGAAAAAGTTTAAATTATATTTTTTTGGCGCTCCTCTTCCTCCTCCATATTCTGAATATGCATCTTGATAAACTTATGTAAAATATGTCTAAGAGGTATGGGAAAATCTGTAAATGACCATGTTAGGTCATCCTTTCCTTTACACAAAGAATATCTCTTTCCTTTATAAGGAAGTTCATCCGAAATCTTTCCATTTTCATTTTCCATATAATAAAACTGAATCAACGCGTACACCAAATCTCTTCCTGTAAAATCAATATCTTGAATCTTACTTACAAATTCCTCTTTCTCTTTTACTGTCAGATCTTTCTTTGGAATTTCCTTATTAAGACTATCGAACAATGGAAAATTACTCATTTTATTATTTAAAAACGCTTTGTTCTTAAAACTCAATTTGAATTTACCGCCCTCCAAATTGTTCCGCACCTCTTCCAGATAATCCCATACCAGACTGCTGAGGTAAAGATTGTTGTTGCTTTGTTCGGTCTGTACCAACATTGTCTTTTCCATATGCATCATCAAAATCTAGATAACACACATTGTCATCCGGTCCACAAAGTGGATGTCCAATTGTATATGCAGGTATACCTTCTCTAGGATCTTGCTTAACATTCTCTTCCCTTACAACACTCTCTGGTTTCTGAACAGTTCTAGATACTTCAACTATAAAACGTCCAATCTCTTCTGCTACGTAAGGGCCGTTATAGCGCATGTGAGGCTTGCCATTAATATAAAGAACAATATATGGTACAACCTTGATAGGTGCTATGGTGTCTCTAGACATAAGAACACATTGTTTATTATGACTAACGTTGATCATACCAAACTGGCATCCTCCTACAGAACCAGGCATTCGTTTAAAAATCGGAATTAGAGATTGACAATGGCTACACTCTGTAGAATAAAATAAAATTAGTGATACACCTTTTATGTTTGTACACATGATTTGTCCTTTAATACCATTTTGAATACTAAAATCTTCAGACGCAAGAAAAAGTAATCCGCTCATATTTTATCCCATGGTGGAATTGCATTTAAGCCAAAATATAACAACTAAAAACTCGTTTTGTAATGGTGTACTAGTCTTTTATCTACTTTAAAACAGACCTTGTCAGTCTATAATCATGTTTAATGATTTATTGGATCGTTTTATCCTTATCCAAGATCATGAGAATCATAAATCAGATCATAATGATTCATATTTGAAATATTAATCATTATGATCTGATTTATGATAAATAGGTACCAAACTATAAAAAGTAAATTTTTATAGAGTGAAAAAACATTTACATTTAACAAAAATGGCAACAGAGATTAAAATTTTTAACCAATCTGATAAACCTTTTGGATGCCTTAGTAATAACTATAATAATTACAACGCTGGATCTGAAATGGCTAATATTCAATTGAGAAATGGTAAGGTTTGCAAAACTTTATCACATTATATATATTCATCTCTTCTTGATAACGATACATTAAAAAGTATAGTATGTTCAGAAAATGTAGAAAATGTGAAAAATAAAATGAGAGAACTCAATCAAGAGCAGGAATATAATACAATAAGGGATGCTATTAATGAGGCCCTAAAAGTTATGTTCTCTCAAAGGAATACAGATTTGCGAAACTTACTTTTATCTACAAAAGATGCAGACATATATTATTGTTCGACCGATAGAATTATTGGAACTGGTAACCCTGGTGGTAAAGGAGACGGACGTAACTTATATGGAACATTGATGAAACAACGACGCCAGGAATTATTAACAGAGTTACGAGAAGTCCAAAAACAAACAGATCGCGTCACTCGTGAACAAAATATGTATGATACATATTTAGCTCACAAAGGTTTGATGTCAAAAATAATGGATGGAGATAATTTAAAAGAATATATTAATATGAACCACAGAGACATAGTTAACAAACTAGGTCGTGGCGAATTAAGCAAGACTATTAGTAAGGAAACGTTTTTGGCTACTAGATGGTTCATACAATCTGTAACCACTTATATTGACTATCCAGATAGTATGGTTCCTGATATTCGCAAAAAAATGCTTCCAGAATTATATGAAAAAAGATCAAGAAAAAAGAAGGCTGACATTTTAGAAATGTATGCAGAATATCTTTTGGGTAAGGCTGGTATAACTTCTGTAGCAGACATTCAAACAGCTAAAGAGCAAGAATTATCTGGAACAAATTTTGATAAAATGGCATGGGATCTACAAGATAAACTTTATAAACTTTATAAAGAAGGAATGTTGTCAGAAAGCTTGAGTAAATTGATTGATAATAAATTTAAAGACTATTATATACCTTCAGATGATGAGCTTAAAGAAGCCGTGTTATATGAGATATATACTGCCAAAAAAGTAACGGGTAAAGAATCAAGTGTTGTTTCTTCGTCTACTCAAAATAAAGAATTTTATATAACAGATCCAACACCAACTTCTAAACCCACCAGTTATAATAAACTTTCACCTAACAGTATTTGCACCCATATGCTTGTAATCGACACAAAGGCATACTTGACTGTAAATCATTATATTATTGAAAAACTTATATTTAGGCTACGAACTATATTGATTGGAGAAGATAAAGATGTTAAGGTTCCAGCAGCGTATTCTTATATTTTAGATCATAAATACATAGGCAAGCCCTTATCAGAAAACAGTTTCTTGAAACCAGGACGTGAACTCTTTCAAATGTATGAAAAAACGTTGAAAAAATATTACCATGATACTTTGGTAAAATATGCAAAGAAAGGTTTGGATAAGAAGTTTGATAATCGAGTAATGCAAGATTATCTTTTAGCAACAGGTAATGCCCGCCTAAAATATGATGATAATAAAGATGACATTCTTGGTAATGGAGAAAATGTGGTTGGAAAATATTTAATGGAACTTCGAACTAAATTTGCGGAGAAAAGAAAAGAAGAGGATAAGGATATTAAAGCTTTGACAACTGATGATATTACATCTATCTTAAGTAAAAATAAATTTATGAACGATTGGGTAACTCGTAGAGTCCAGGATTATTGTAGAACGTTGGTCATGGTGAATGGTTATGTAAAAGAAAAATTAGGTACGGTACAAGTCATTACACCAAAATTTGTAGAAGCGGTACTTGATACTATTTATCATCCGTGTTCCGATATTTACGGAGCTGTAGATGAAATAAAAGCAATTGTTCCTGGTTATTTTATCGAAATTGTGAATAAATGTAATGGTATGGAATCGACAAGCATGGAAATCATTACTATTCTATGGAAACGCATTGCTGTAATAATTTATTATTTGATAAAACATCTCAGAGATAAGAGTATTAAAATTAGCGATATAAGTTCGCAAATTGGTCTTGCACAAGCTTTACCTAGAGACACTCATTGTGAAAATATTGTAAAAGATAAGTATGACAATTGTATTATAGTAGCTCTAGTTAATTTAATTAGAGGATTATTTCATTTTAATAAAGAAATGACTGGTGTAGAAACTATTGTTACTGAAATTGAAGTCAAAACAGCCGCATCTATTATTATTGTAGAGAAACAGAATAAATCCGTAAAAAGGCCTGTCGATCAGTTACCTGTTGTTGAGGTTCCTGGTGATGATACACTAGAGGTCGAGAAGCTTGAAGATAAACCTACACCTGACAAGGATAAACAACCTACACCTGACGAGGATGAAGAACCTACACCTGACGGGTATGCTTTTAACGATAGCGATAACGACGAAGATGATGAAGAAGAAGAAGAAGAAGATTACGGTGGTGAAAGTGGTGGTGAAAGTGGTGGTGAAAGTGGTGGTGAAAGTGGTGGTGAAAGTGAAAACTCACCAGGATCTGAAAATATATCAGAATATTTAGTAGGATTTTCAGAGATGGTCGGCGTTGATGTCAGTAATCTCGCGATTGCAATTGATCAAGTAGTTACATTTATTAAAACAGACAAGAAAATTTCTCGTAAAATTACGAGAAAACGTGTCGAATTTTTTGCGAATGAAACAGATTTTAAATCTTTCAATGGACTCGCTAAGTCATTAGAATAAGAAAAGGAAACTATTCAATATCTCATTGAAATGATTTATATTCATCCTAAAGCTATATCTATTGCAAAACAACCTTAGTAAAGGTTGAAAAAAAAAATTGAGGTTTAAGGAATAATTATCGATGATAAAATCAAAAATGTCGTTGAATCAAACTGTTGCAAAGGCTTTGAATGAAGCAGTTACTAATTTTATTAAGCAGATTGCTACTAAGTATAATTTGGATACAAACGAGCTTCTATCAGAATGGGATGATACGAGTCCAGTTAAGGCTAAAATTCCTGCCAAGAAGTCTTCTACACCAGATGTAGCACCGATCACAGGTGATAATATGGATGAGGCTAGTTTATCTAAACATAAGAAGCCTGAACTTCAGGCTCTTTGCCGTCAGAAAGCTCTGAAATGCACAGGAACAAAAGAACAACTCATTGGATATCTTCTTGGAAAGGATGTTAGCAGTCCACCTTCAAAGAAAGAAGCACCGGTGAAGAAAGTTGTCGAGGACAAAAATATTTCAACCCCTGTAGCAAAGAAACTCACATCTTCAATACCTACCGTTGCTATTCGTAGAAACCAGTATGGGAATCACGAGCATCCTGATACATCTCTTGTCTTTGATAAGAAGACTAAGAAAGCGATCGGAAAGCAAAATAAAAACGGTACGATAGATGATCTTACTCCGGAGGACATTGATATCTGCAATCAGTGGAAGTTTCAGTATGTTATTCCGAGCAATCTAGATAAGAAGATGGAGCTAAAGGATGTAAAGGTTGACGAACTCGATTATGAAGACGATGAGGTGCTTGAAAGCGATGAAGAAGTTCTTGAGGAAGAGTTGATAGAAGATGAAGTTGAAGAGGAAGAAGAGGAAGAATATGAGGATGACGACGTTGATTATGAATGAGAAGTGAAGTGTTGTTCGACAAAATAATATTTTACCAAAATATTATTTTTCAAAATTTAATTCTAAATAATTTATTAATAGTATTTTATAAATATATGATAGACAAACAGACATTGTCTATTTTTTCTGAATTAAATCGTTACAAACCATGTGAACTAAAGACTAAATATATAGATTCATTAGATAAAGTATCAATGCCTATTTTAAAAGATATTTTAAGTAACAATTTTATCAAAGGTGCTGATATGAAAGCTGTTCTTTGTTTATTTGATACCATTTTTTTATCATTATCGGCAGAGAAACAAGATGGTATTTATGTTTTAACAAAAGAAGTAAAAAAGTATATAAATGCCCTATCTGTATTAAGTAGTGGCGCGGATGGGACTGTATATAATGCAACTTTTTTTTCAGATATTCAATTAGTTATTAAATTATCTAACAATGAAGAACAAGAAGATGAGGAAGAACAAGAAAAGAAAAATAAAGAAGAAAGAGAAATGATAATTCGCGAATACTATATTGGTATTAAAGCAATGAACAAACTAAGATATATAGTGCCTAATTTTGTTTATACTCTAGGGTGTTTTATGTGTGATAAACCCTCAAATACAAATCCGATTGATAAATTATGTGAATCTTCTTCAGACAAACCAATGCCTTTTATTGTATATGAAAAAATACCAGGTAAAAAAGTTGCAGATTTAATAGACAATAAAGAAGATCCATTAACTTTCCAGAATTGGTTAGTTATTTTTTTCCAATTGTTATTAGCTCTAGAAGTTGCACAAAGAGAAGTCGGATTTACTCATTTTGATCTACATGATTGTAATGTTATGATTCGCGAAGAAAAAACATTTAATTACTCAGTCCCATTAGATATGTCTACGTATACAATAAAAGATCCTAGATTTATTCCTGTAATTATTGATTTTGGACGATCGACGTGTACTGTTGATACTCAAAATATAGGTACTTATGAACGTGAATCATTAGGTGTCTTGAATCACATGGTCCCAGGTCAAGATATGTATGTGTTTATGTCATATTGTTGTAATAAAATATCCGATATTAACGTGAAAAAGAAAATTGCATTATTGTTTAATGATTTTTACGGTGATGACGATCCGTACCCTATTACAATAGGAACTAGAACAAATCGTCTTACAAAAGAAACACAAGAATATGTAGGTAAGTTAGGAACTCTCGAATCTGTATCAGATTGTTTTCAAAAGGTGGCTGTAACTCCTGTAGGACATTATACACCTCTTATGTTTATGAAGTGGTTATTAGTGAAATATTCTGATGAACTAGGCGGGTGTGTTATTGTCACAGATCGGAAGATGTGTAATTCACTTCAGTACTCAATTATGGTAAAAAAATACAATGAGATCTTTGATTATGTTACAAAAGGAATAGATAAAGCAACAAACTTGTTGATAACCTTATCTAACTTTAAAGAGAGTTACGTTATAACGAAATACGTATGTACATTATTGGAAAGATATAACAAAGATTTACATTCTTCACTATTAGATACAAAAATTAAAGAAGCAAATGCATTTTTGGATAAGAATAAACAAGATCTGATAAAAATTGACATGGATATGTTAGAAAATGTCTTTGACATTGAGATACCATCTCAGGAAGAACTTGATAAGTGCATAAGTGTTATATTGAATCTAAAAATATATATTCCATGGGATATGAGAATGGTTGTAGCAGGTGTACAACCTAAATTGTATTCATTTAATTTGGAACCTATAACAACAGGAATAAAACAACTTAACAGTGTGTTAGATTATGAAGATAAATTAAAAAGTTATTTGAAATTTTATTTTACTATTTTGGAATTACATTTAGAAGAGGTTGAGTTTAATGGTTGGGTTACAAAATTTAAAAGCTCTCCTATTTATGAATTTTATACAAAAAATTATCTTCAGAACGAAAGAGCTCGCAGATGGTCAAAAACGTTACTTATTTCCTCAAAAAGTAATGAAAAAGCCAGTTGAACGCTAAATAGGCATTTATAAAGATTAAAATCACACTTTTGAGTGTGATTTTATATTTCTTAAAAATTATCTAGTTTATTTTACGCTCAACTCATGTTTCATATTCAAACGCGCTACCATTCTCGTTATATCGCACATCTCTTGATCGCTTTTCACCTTTACTGTGCATGTGGGATCAAACCCAAGCTGTCCATAAGACATTTGATATATTTTTCCAGGAGTATCTCTAACCGTTCCATCATGTTGTATCTTCATGTCTTCTGTTAGTTTTACAATTCTCCTTTGCATGTAACCGGACGTGGCTGTGCCCATTGCAGTGTCACAAACACCTTCTCTGCCAGACATTGCATGAAAATAGAACTGTCTAGGATTTAATCCCCGAAGAAATCCTTTGCTTATAAATCCACGTGATTCATATTCCATTTCAGGCTCTAGTTCTCCAAAAGGGTAATGTGGAAGAGAACGCGTTCCGTGATTCATCAGAAGAGGCACTCGTTGTCCTTTCAAATTTTGTTGACCAAGAAGACCTGTAATCTGAGCAATGTTGAAAAAGTCACCTTTACTTCCAGAAAGAACAGTTGAAAGAAAGTTATTATCTTCAGAAAGTGCTTCTTTTGCTATCCGTAAACCAATGTCCTTAGCCTTATTTAAGGATGCATTTATCCTAATCTCTCTAATACTAGGATGAGAAGTTGCTTGTTTAATAGCTTCTGCTTCAATATAACATTTTCTAACAACATCTCTAATCTCTGCCTCTTTCGTCACACCGTCTTCGTTAACTGTCTGTGGTATTAAACAATCACCTAATCCAACTGAAAAGCCATCAATAAGAAGATACTGATTAGTCACAAACTGTATACAGTCTATAAAGTAAGACGCTACTTCTGGTCCATACTCTTTATGAAGCAAATGATGAATAGAGTTATGTGATGCTCCAATAATCGCTTTGTCAAGCGTTCCTTCATACATCACTCCTCTCCAGATTTTAACAGTTGGTTCTTCAGGATTAGCATCGTTTGTTCTTTCGTATATAAAATCTTCCGGTAAGAAGAGAGATACCAAACCATGACCATTGTAACACTGAATTTTCTTTTCCTTTTCTTTCAAAATACGGCGTATATGCTGAATTCTAGCCATAATCTCTTCTGATGACATTACATTATCTGTTGATACTCCTCGATCACTTTTCCATGGTCCAGATCGAACCCACTGTTCTCTGTGAGAATCAACACCAAGCAAAACAGATTGTGATGGTTTTACTACAGATGTACGTTCTTTAGCCCAAGGTGCACGAGGAAGAGACATTGCAATGTTGAAAAACTGTCCAGATGTTAACTTTACCGATTTTCTTGTCATTCTATACGCTCCAAGAAGAGAGTCTTGAACAATCGCTATATTTGGCTTACTACTTTGCGGAGAGATCATATTCCATTGTGCAGCAGAGAGATATTTCATTTCTGCCTGTGACTCAAGTGATTGAGGAACGTGTATATTCATTTCGTCCCCGTCAAAATCGGCATTGAAGCCTCTGGTAACAGACAAATTTATTCTGAAAGTCTTGAACGGCATGATAATTACTTGCATAGCAAGCATACTTGATTTATGCAATGTCGGTTGCCTATTTAGCAACACATAATCACCATTTTGAAGAGGACGATCAACCACCCAACCAATAGGTACTTTATACTTTCGATTAGCAACTTTTAATTTTGTCAAAAACTCTCCGTTTCGTTCAACCTGATCACATTCCTGTACAAGTTCTCTACCGTCGATAACTTTGATCAGTTCACCACCTCGATGAATAATATCTCCATGCATCAATCGTGTACCTCTACGAAAACGTTTAAGATCAATTACCGTCTCGCTATCCGGCTTCCAAAGAGATTTAACTTCGCCTCCATCAACCAAAGCTTGTAACTCGTCTACATTAAACTCTGTAACGCGAACAGGCGATGTCAAAATTCTTGCAATCTCTTCAGGAACTCCAAGTTGACCCATTTTTAAAGTTGGGTCAGGACCGATAACAGTACGAGCAGTTTGATCGCAATTATGTGTGATAGTAGCATCTCCTAGCAAGAAACGATTATTTTTATCTACTTCAAATCCATAA